ACTGTTCTCTTGGTATTGTAGCTGCAGGTAATTCTAAGAAATTAGATAACATACAGCGTACTGGCCGTATTATTCGTTATGTACCAGGTAAGACAGCAATTATTATTAATCTCTATGCCCCTAACACACAGGAAGTCTCGTGGCTTAACAAGCGACAAGAAGGACAAAGTGTAGTATGGGCAGAAAGTATTGATGAAATAACGTGTTAGTAAAAAAAGTGCGCCGTAAAACATTTACGATACGTCCATCAGGACGAAGCACAGATTTTATATCTCCGTCCTTTGGCTATGGCTGTTTGTATAATTGCTCATATTGTTATATGAAACGCCATAAGCCTACGGGATTGAGTGTAGCCACTAATACAGGTGACATACTTACAGAAATAAACAACCATGCATACTTCACACCAGTGGAGAAACCCAATCAAACACATGCAGATTATACTACGTACGACATTAGTTGTAACGAAGACTTTGCATTGCATTACAAAATGCATGAGTGGGAAAGAATCTTTGAATTCTTTAGGGATCATCCTATTGCTATGGGTAGTTTTGCTACTAAGTATGTTAATCCAAATTTAATTAACTTTGATCCGCAAGGTAAAATACGTATTAGATTTAGTTTAATGCCACAGTATATGTCTACATTACATGAACCAGGTACATCTAAGATTATTGATAGAATTAAAGCTATCAATGCATTTATAGATGCAGGTTATGATGTGCATGTTAACTTTAGTCCTGTTATTGTAGAAGATAATTGGCTAGAGGATTACGAAGAACTGTTCACAATGCTTAATGATTACGTTGAGTATAAAGATCAGGTACTAGCAGAAGTAATATTTTTAACACATAATGAAAAGAAACATGAAGAAAATTTAGTAAAACACCGCGAAACAGAAGTACACTTATGGAATCCTGCAATACAGGAAGAGAAAGTCTCGCAGTATGGCGGAACTAATATAAGGTATGCTAGACATCTAAAGCATTTGTACATAGATGCATTTAAAGCTTTACATGAAAAAATCATACCTTGGAATACAATTAGATATATCTTTTAAATATAAATTAGGCATGAGTGATTAACGGTTAAACTCTAATCATCCCAGATACCGAACGCGATACTGCGGCATCAAACCTGGGAGCCTATTTTTTAAAGCTAACACATAACTAGTGGTAATGTCTCAACAATACCAATAAGACCACAGGTTATGCTGTTAGCTATTAAATAACTCTCTAATTTTTTATGAACTTCGAATTTAAAATATTTTAGAGAGTTTATTACGATGAGCAAGCTGCGTGAGTGCTGCATCATGTTTTGATTAGGGGGGATAGATTTTATACACGTTCGTCTGTGGTTATGCTTGAACCCTTAATCATTAACATTTAAAATTTAAATAAACTAAATTATGGCAGCATTAATAGTAATATGTGTAATAGGATTATACATAGCATGGATGATGGTTAAATACAATAAAAATCTAAAGAAATGAAAAAAGGATACCACGAATATACTCCTGTGGTTAAAAAGGAGAAATCTAAAAAGAAAGAAAAAGATACAACAGGCTTTGTAACAAAAGATGCTTTTGAACTTCAATTTGGATTTGAATACCCAAAAGTTTATCAAAAGTATAGACATATAGAACCAATTAAATACCCTAAAAACGACGGAAGCAATGGCAAAATTAGTAGATTTCGCTGATCTGGGTCTTATTAAGACACCAGAACAAACAGAGACTTACATACCAGTAAGTCACCAAGAATTAGTAACAAGAATTAAAGAAGCAGGTACAAAACATTATAATACTGCACCTTTTGAAGAGAAACTAGAAGTAAATCATAGAGGCCAACAAATGTTTGGTAGTATGACATTTCATGATGGTTCTCAGTTAACAGGTAGCGGTATGAATAGAAGTATTGGCTTTCGTAACTCTTATGACAAAACATTACCTATAGGTGTATGTGGTGGAGCATCAGTATTTGTATGCTCTAACCTTATGTTTACAGGTGATATTATTAAGATGCGTAAACACACGCAGAATGTAGAAGAAGACTTAGATATTCTTATACAAAAGTTATTTAATGACGTAGATAGACGTTATAACGAAGCTGTTGCAGATAGGGAGACTATGTCAGAAATACGTTTTAGCGATACAGATGCAGGTAATTATTTAGGTCAATTATTCGTAAATCAAGGTGTTTTGAATGGCGCACAGCTTAAGAAAGCAACAGATGAATGGTTTAACTCTTCAGCATTTACGGAGCGTACGGCGTGGTCAGCATATAATGCGTGCACAGAAGCGCTTAAAACTGCGCACCCTATGAACGCTTTGGAAAAGTATACTAAATTACATACATTTACAAAAGATTATTCGATAGACCCTTATCTTCATATGTTAAAAGAAGATGATCTACCGTTTTAAAAATATGTATGAAAAAAAGTTCTTATAGTGGTAAAACAGTAGGTTTATTTGAAATTCATCATTTATATAATGTTTTAAAATTTTATTATGATGATCTTGAAGACCTACCTCTTAAAGCTGTAGTAGATATAATACGTATGGAATTTGGTTGCAAAGTGACTAAAAATGACGTATATTTATATCTTCTTACGGCGCCACATTGGGACAAAGATGGTAATTTAATTTGCAATGAGTAATTGTATACAATGTGACAAAGAATTAAGATGTTTATCAGATGATGTGCTGATAGATTTAACTGAAGAGGAATTAGATAAATATTTAAATTGCGATGAAAGTGTCTTTAAACTTAACCAAGTTGAAGGGCAACAAACTCACCCCAAGCGAATTCGTTTACATGCTACTCCAGAGTGAAAGCGACAAACAAGTTAGCAAGTATTTAGAAATCCTACCTATAGACAGAGAAAAATTGCAGAAACGTGGCTTTATTAAAATAATGCCCGATAACTCTTTTACGCTCCGTCAAAAAGCGTTGGATTTGTTTAAAGTACGAGGATGTGAGGATTGTTGGAATCAATTTGCTATTGCCTATCCTATGAAGGATCAAGGCAGACCTTTACATAATGATATGAAGCGTAACAAGCTTAAGTACATAGCATTAATAGAAAGGAATCCTGACTTGCATGAAACAATCATTAAAGCTATTGCAGCTGAATATGAAGATAGAAAGCAAGCCAGTTACACTAATGAGTTTCGTCCGCGTTGGAAAATGATGTCATCTTACTTAAACCAGGAAGCCTGGACTATGTATAACGGCATTGAACCACCAAAAGCAAGTGACGAACAAAACTACGGAGGAGATTTAATATGAGTGAAGAACACAAGCCATTACCATGGCGACACATTTCTAAAGCATCTAGCGCAGCATTACGCTACATAGATGGTAGGAGAAAAGGTGAAATTAAATCTTTGAATACCCCATGGAAAAAATTTAATAGGATTTCTATGGGTGGTATCGAATGGCAGACTATCACAACTATTGCTGGTATGTCTGGCAGCGGTAAAACTGCAGTGCTTGGTCAGCTTGAAACAGGATTGAAAGATCTTAATCAAGAAGAAGACTTTGCAATACTCTCATTTAATTTCGAGATGTTATCCTCACGGCTAATTGGTCGTAAACTTAGTAATAAAATGAATATTACTACACAGCAGCTGTATAGTGCATCAGACAATTTTAGTTTGAATGACAATTACTATATGAATGCAGTACAGGAAGCTCGTAAGTTGAATAAGTATGATATAAATTATGTAGATATACCAGGTAGTGTCAAAGCTTTAGAAGCTACAATATTAGCTTTTTCTAAAGAGAAAGACAAACCTGTTGTAATTATGTTAGATCATACTCTGCTTGTAAAAAAGGTAGGCGGTGCGCAAGATAGGGATTTGCTCTATGACTTGATGGCTATGTTTAATGGTCTTAAAAAAGTTATTAGAGTTGCATTTATCCTTATATCACAGATGAATCGTAACATCGAGGCATCAGAGCGTATACAAAACCCTGATTTACATTACCCTAAGAAGCAAGACATCTTTGGTGCAGATGCATGTTATATGTATTCTGACATTGTTATTGTAACACACAGACCAGAGATGCTTGGTATTAGGGCATACGGCCCAAAGAGATGGCCTACAGATAATGCTATATTTTGGCATTACTTGAAGGTTAGGGAGGGCGAGCCTTGCATTGCACTTATGGAAAATGATTTGGCTCATAATCAAATATTAGATGCTAAACCACCAAGCTATTCAAGCAATGAAAGTCAAGAAGTACGAGAAGAGAGTGTCAGTGATACTCTTAAACAAACCTAAAGCTAGAGACTGTGATTATGTTTTATATGCATTTGTTTTATTAGCATACAATGTTAATTTAAACACCCTAAGTACTAGAGATTTTCTAAAAGGTTTACACAACAAAAAATATCCTTCATTTGAAGGGGTAGGACGTTGTCGCCGTAAACTTCAAGAAAAACATCCTGAACTTAGAGGTAACAAATACACTGCAAGACATACAGAACAAGAAAAAGTTAAAACCGAAATCAATTTATTTTAATCATGGAAGAAAAACCAATTATGTGGGGCTGGAATAGGCCTGAACGCGCTCGAAGTGAAGAGCATAGAAAATTTCTAATATCTGAGTACAATAAAGATAAGCCTGAAGATCAGCATGTAAGTACTATGGACGAGTTAGAAAAAGCATTAATCAAAGAAAAAGAAAATCAGTAATGGCACAAGAAGTATTAATAGTTGGCGCTAGTGGAACAGGGAAATCCACTTCAATCGAGAATTTAAACCCTGAGTCTACATTTATTGTAAACGTAGCCCGTAAGGCGCTGCCGTTTAGAGGATGGAAGACAAAGTATCCTACATTCGACAAAGAGAATCCTAACGGTAGATTTTATTCTAGTGATGTACCGCACGAGATACTTAAATGTTTGAATTACATTAATGAAAAACGTCCTGAAATCAAGACGATTATTGTTGATGATTACCAATACACTATGGCTAATGAGTATATGCGTAGAGCTAATGAGACTGGCTTCAAAAAGTTTACTGAGATTGCTCAGAATGCTTGGTCAGTTATCAATGCAGTTAAATCTATGCGTGATGATTTATTAGTTGTGTTTATGATGCACTCAGAAACTACATTTGATGCGCACGGTAACAAAGTTACTAAGGCAAAAACTATCGGTAAAATGATGGACAATGTAGTTACCCTTGAAGGTATGTTTACAATTGTATTGTATACAGATGTCACAAAGAGTGAATCTGGTATGACGTATTCGTTTATTACACAAAACGACGGCGCTAATACTGGTAAAACTCCAAAAGACATGTTTGGATCTGTTAAAATACCAAACGATTTAGTAATGGTAGCAGAAGCTATCGAAGAATATCAATAAGTAATAATTCTTAAAAGAGAGAAAAATGTACGGAAGTAACGTAGAAAGTAACAGTACAGGTGGTGTAATGCCATCAGTAGGTATCCAAGAAAATTGTGAACTTGTTAGCGTAACGCTAAACATGGATAAAGGCGGAAGACTTGACTTTGAGTTCAAGCAGTCTAATGGTGCAACAGTTAAGCATGCAGAATTCCCTGCTAATCCAGATTTTGGAGATGTAGAGAAGCAGGCTACAGATGTATCACGTCGTGTAAAGCATATTGCTACTAAATTTATGCCTGAAGCTGAATTTGTAATTGAGAATGCTTCGTCATTCCCAGAGTATGCAAATAAAGTTACAGCTCTTATGGGTCAAAAGTTTTTAGGTAGAAAGTTTAGAATGCTATTTATCTACAAAGGTAAATATGTAGCACTACCTAAGTTTCCTAATTTTATAGAAACCATGGAAACTCCTGCAGATAAAACTAATATTTATATTTCTGATTGGAATAAAAAGAAATTAGTTAAACCTGAACCAGATACAACTGCAGTAACACCAGAAACAGTAATGGCCACAGGTGGCGCTGAAATGCCGTTCTAATGTACGGCAGTAAAGTAGTAGAGCTAAGTGATGACGAGATTCTAAGCAGGGTAACTTGCATAGACATTTTTGCTTACTACATAGGTAAAGACTTTAAGATGGGGAGGGCTATGTGTTCTCCCCTTCGTAAAGACAAATCTCCTTCGTTTACTGTGTTTAGACATAACAGTGGTAAATTCTTTTTCAAAGATTTTAGCACTGGTGACTCAGGAGATTGTTTTACATTTTTAACAAAAATGTATGGTCTTAAAAGGTTTGATACATATCGCCTTATAGATAATGACTTTCAACTAGGAATATCTACAAGATCTTTTACTGCTCCCACTAAAAAACATATTGGTGAGCATCTAAAAGAGTATGAGAACGTTGAACCATCTTCTACTACAATACAAATTAAATCACGTCCTTGGAATAATAAAGAGGACAAAACTTTCTGGTCTAAATATGGAATATGTTGTAACATCCTTAATAAATTTCACGTCCAGCCCGCAGAACACGTGTGGGTTAATGATAATCTCATTGTTAGCGCTAATCGTTACAATCCGATATACGCTTATAACTTCGGACAAGGAAAAATAAAAATATATCAA